GTCTGAATGAATTGAGGCCGAGTCACCAAAGAGGTAAAGTCAATCTGTGCTTCCTTCATCTCATCCATTGCTGGACGGGAGGAAATGCCGCGACCACCATCACTAGGAAGGAGGGGAGCAGCATCATCAAAAGTGACACCGAGGGCACCACTCTTGAAACCCGATTGTGGTTGGACAAAGCCAGCTTGAGCGAGAACGCTCTGCTGAGACAATGAAAACCAGTCGGGGTTGCTCGCGTAGGGCGCAGTGACCAAAGGGTCAGCGCACCACTGAACGCGGCAAGCGTCGTAGGAAAGAAGATGAATATCATGACCTGCGTCAGCAAAGTACCGGGTTAAATCGTCACGGAGAGTGTTATACTCCCGGCAACCATTTCCAAAAGTACGGCGCAAAGCGCCGTTACAATTGTCAACACACAGGTCCAAAGCTGGCACGTCATTACGAGACACCCACTTGAGACAACTAACAACCTCAGCACGCGAGGTATTCGGGAAATAGGTCACCCCTGGAAGGGCAAGCTCATCACGAACGGTAGTTGTGATCTTAAGAAAATTCAACGAGAAGAGGGACTTCAAGTCGTACACCGGTTCCTCCTTGGAGGCGGGTGTATAGGCAATCTTAAATGCCTGAAGCTGAGCTTGCACATTCCGAAAAGTGTACCAGCCAGCGACTTTGGGACTAACAACGTTGATGTTGTCGTCCCCCATGAACTTACGTCTAGTACAAGTACTGAACGATAAGCCCGTGGCTTCCATCGGAGCATGCTTTCTGGCCAAAGCCAAGTAAGCACACCCAAGGAAGATGTGATTCATGAAGATGTTCAACATAGTAGTAAGAAAATTTCCAGAGGGGTTTGCACCACCTTCTGGCAGATAAACCTTCCCGCCAATGATGAGTGTAGTATAAAGAATGGAACGTAGAATAGCCTTCCTAGCGACCGCGTGAGCAGCCTGCCATGTAGGGTCATTCTTCTTGTACCAATCCTCAACCAACAACTCAACTTCAGCAAGAATGCTTTCACTGAGAAAAGATTCGAACTTGGAGTAATCACCGTCAAACCCGAGGTCGCCCACTTTGAGAAAGTGTTTGATCATGTCATCCCACTCCGAAGAGTAGGGGTCCATGCCAAGGGCAACTGGGGTAGCAGCGTTGTTGTTCATGAGAAAATGCAAGAAAGCACCGAAGTACTTTTTGCAAAGAATCGTATGCTCCACAGGAGCAACGTTAATAATGCGTGTCATCCACGCATCATTCTTCTTCTTAGAGCGAATTTCGCTCTTCTTCACGCAAGTGAAGGGGCAAAATGGAACAGTGCCCTGAAGGAAAAGTTCTTCCGTAGCGACAAGTCGCTCCGCAAGAATTGAGTCTGAAACAGTACGAGCGCCATTCTCTCCGGTGAAAAGGAATTTCTTCCCTTTCGTTCCGGATGGAACACGCTGGTTGTAATCAAACCCAGGAGATGTAGTATAATCCAAAGGAACGATACGCGAAAACTCACGAGACCCGTTAAGGCACTCGTCGAGCGTAAGCAATCGAGCCTGACACCGGTGTTTACCAGCGCGGATGTACTCAATCTGTAGACTTTCACGAATGTGAGGTAAGTCTTCCTCTGGAATGACAAATTTGTCTTTCCCGAGGCGATTCATTTCCATAATAGTGATGTCAAGCTCAGTATAGCCAGTCGCAATGATCCGAGGATCTTTGGGATTGCCCATAACGCAGGGAGCTTTTTGAATAGCGGCAATCTCAGGTGAACCCGAGATAGCGCTAAGCTGAAAACCACACGGCCTAGGAAAAGGAGGCCGCACGGTAACATCACCCAAGTACTCGTAAATAGGATCAAGATCCTGATGCCGAGCACTCTTTGGTAAAGAAACACCACATTGAGCTTGAATCTTGCCTACCATATCGCTGGTAATCGCAGCGCCCAGACCCACTGAAG